TGAAGCAGATGATGATAAAGATAAAAAAAAGAAAAAAGATGATAAAAAGGAAGAGGAGGAAACTCCTCCTCCAGTTGTCATCGATAACCCATTAGACTCTGATACTAATCCAGATGATCAACCAGAAGATTTAACTGATGGTGATCCTGATGCAGATGGCGATGGGGTCGATGATGATAATGAGCCAGAAGATCTAGAGGAAGATGATCCTAATGGCGATGATGAGCCAGAAGACTTATCGGATGGAGAACCATTAGAAGATGAAGGTGAAGATGATATTCCTTTAGATGATACTGATGATAGTCCTGATGACTTAGAGTCTGGTGATGAACCGGATGATCTAGGAGATGGAGAACCAACTGAAGATAATGAAGGCGATGATACTCCTGACGATAATACTGATGATGGAGTAGATGAGCCTGATGATTTATCAGATGGTAGTGAAGATAATGATGATAATTCAGACGATCCTGATTCAACTGATGAACAAGATGATCTAGGAGACGACTCTGGAGATATGGAACCTGATGATTTATCAGATGATGGATCTGATGGCAGTGATGATACTGATTCTTTAGACAGTGGTGATGTGGATTCCTCCGAATCTACTGACGGAGATACGGGTAATTCTTCTGATCCATTACAAGGATTAGAAAATGAGATTTATGATGATTTAACAGAGGAGCAGAAAGCTATCCGAAATAAAGAATTGAAGGATAAGTTTGCTGAACTCTATAATCTAATTAAATCTTTTAAACAAAAGGTCGAGTATATTAAGAAGAATAACGATAATATGCAAATCATTACAAGAGTATCTAATGCTTTAGATAAACTTGCAGATATGACTTTGCATTATATCACTAAAACTTATCATACTAAGACATATATCGAAAATAAATCTGACTTTTACTATGCACTTTGGTGTTTAGATCGAATTGTAGTTTTAATTGAGTCTATAGCACCAGAAGAACCTGTTAAAAAGTAAATGGTATAGAATTATGCGATATAACAATATAGTAAATATTTTGGTGTCCCTATAGATACCTAATATAATAAAAATAAATTGTACATCCCGAAAGGAGAAAATGATTATGCCAGTTGTAGGTGAATCTCGCGCTGACGTAGTTATGGGTCGTGGTTATGTGACTCCTGCTACTCGCCAATACGCTACAGCTATTCGTGAAATGGCTGAAGATATTCAGCACGAATCTGGTTCCGAATTCTTTACAGACATGCGTCGTATTATGATGGATCCAACTTGTGTTGAAACTGTTAAAAATTTCTTTACTGAAAATTCCGCTGATGCTGAAGAATATACAGCATTAGGTAATCCAGATGGTTATGCTGACCATATGGCAATGATGGAAGCTCAATTCGACAATGACCGCAATGCGTTCTTGGAATCTTCCGCTTTGTCTGCATACAATCCAGTTATGGGTCTTGTATTCCCATTGCACAAAAACTTGTTGATGAACAACGTCTTCGATAAAGGCGCTATCAACAAAGCAGTTGCTAAAACTCCTAAGTTCACACTTACAATGAAAATTCGTAAGTTGGTTACTCCAGAAGGTCGCGAAATCGACATGTTCACTCAACAAAATGAAATGTTTGATGCGATCCAATCTGCAGCTCCTACTAAAGACGTAGTAGTTAGCTTGCCATTGAACCCTGGTGATGACACTAAACAAACTGAAATTCGTAAAGCAGTATTCGGTGCTTCTGGCCTTGTACCAAACATCGATAACTTCTCTATCGAATCTGCAGTAACTCATGTAATCGTATCTGCTATTCCTAAAGCTGGTATGATGAAAGAAGATACAGCAACTCATCAATTGAAACCAGTTGAAGCAAGTGAAATCACTGCTGGTACTGCAATTGAAGTAGCTCTTCCTATTCAAGAATGCCGCTTCGACCCAAGCTATGGCGAAATCGATCGTCAAATGATGACTCGTTTCTCCGTTACTTATGAAGCAACTGCAGGCAATCCTAAAACTTTGGAAGGCATTTTATCTGGTTTCATGAAAGACAATAAATTCATGCTTTACTGCTCTGATACAGCTGTAACTAAAGTTGTATTGTCTGTACGTCGTGATACTTCCTCTGCAATGCTTAATACTTGCTCTGTACGTTGGGATTCTCAAACAAACATCGTGGAAATTCCTGATGCATTCCCAATCAATACACCAATCAGCCCTGAAGAAGTAAAAGATATTCAAGCTCTTTATAACGAAGATCAATTGACTAATATCCTTTCCTTGTTCAAAACAGCTTTAGGTACATGGAAAGATGACAAAATTCATAAAGAATTAGATAACGACTTCAAAACTATGCCTATGGCTAACAAAATTGCTGAAGTATTTGACTTCGCTCCACCAGAAGGCTATGCATTGGATCAAGTAGAATACCGTCACAAAACATTCATGGATGCTTTGGACAACTACGCTCAAACAATGATCCAAGTATTGAATGACCCTAACATTACTATCTCTGTAATTGGTAACCCTGCATTGATCCGTAAGATCACTCCTACCACTTACACTTATCAAGCTCCAAGTTCCATTGGTCCTGTTGAATTAGACTTCAACCGTACAGTTGTAACTAGCGACAAACGCGTTTACAACTTCGTTGCATCTGATAAACTTCGTAACAACCAAAACTTGATCATCTTGTTAAACCCTCGTAATAGCGATCGTGTAATCTATTGCATTTACGATTATCAATTGTACTTATCCAATGAAATCCGCAACGCACAAAACTATGCATTGCCAGCAGTTCATGCGTTCGAACGTTTCAAATTGGTAAGCTACCAACCAGTTCAAGGTCGTGTTAAGATCATTAACCCTACTGGTTTACGTACTCGTTATGAAAATACTGATCCTATCGGACGTAACCTCATGAACGATTACACTACATATATTCCTGATACTATGACTTCTGCTGGTACAGCTGGTGGCTATCCAAATGCTTCTGCTTACACTAAAGTAAACGATGCTAAGAAAGACATCACAGCTCCAGAAAAAGTTGAATATGTAAAACCTTAATCTAATCTAGGAAATAAACGCCTAGGGTCATTATAGACCCTAGGCATTTCCTTGACTTTAAAGGAAAGGGGATTAGATATGAACAATTATGATTTTCATGATTGTATATCTATTATTGAACAACTCCGCACTAATCAAGACCCAGAACTATTAAGACAATTAGCTCATGAGTTAAATATGTTTTTCACTGGTTCTTCTTGTAATGTGGCTTTATATACTCGTAATACAGATAAAGCTTTCTTCGGTATCTGTGTAATGCCTATCATTAAAGATAATGATATCTATGATATCATCTTAAGTGATCCATTTGCATATGATACCGATCATCAAGATAAATCTAAAATTACTAAGTATTATTTAGAATTAGATTCTAAGTTGTTTGATCCAGTCCTCAACTTATCTAATAGAGAAATCTTAGCTTTAATCCTACATGATGTAGGAGCATTAGTAAATTCATCTTCTGCTATAGATATTGCTAGAGCTGAAATTGATGTATACTTGGATAAAACTAATAGTACTATCCGTAGGGCCAGCACTATTAACTATGCAGTATTATTGACATTTGGCTTTAAAGATCTCATCTGGAAGATAACTTCAGTGATGTTCAAAGATCATAGTACGTTACTTGCTGATGATTTCCTCATTAGTTGTGGATTTGGCATGGATCTTGAAACTTCTATTAAGAAGCTTAAAGATTATGGATATATTAATTATCTAACTGGCGGTAAGAAAGATACATCTACTATTATTGCATGGTGCTTATCTGTGTATAATGATGTATTATCTAACCGTATTATTACAATCAAGGGATTACGTAAATCTCTAGAATATACTTCTATTAGATTAGTAAAACGCGAAATTGAACGTGTAATTACTGCTTTGAGTCGTATCGATGACAACTCTTTACTAGAAGCAGGTCCTATTGACTGGGCTATGAAGAAATATAGGGACACATCGAAATCCTTCAGATATAGTGCAGTCAGAGATTATGAAAATGATCTCTATGAATATCAACTACGTTTACGTAATGTAGAAGATGAAAATGATGCATTGCTTATGCTTCATTCTATCAATACTCGTTTATCTATCATCGATGGTGTATTATCAGAAGATGACCTTGATGATAAACTACGTTCTAAATACTCTATTCTTTACAGTAAGTATGAAAAGCTTCGTGAAGAATTAGCACGTAAAGAAACTTTACGTTTTGACTATAATAGAATTTATATCAACTATCCAGATTTAAATCCTAAGAAAAAAAAATAATATAAGGTTCCCCATGGAGTTCAACTCCATGGGGATCTTTTTATTATCTGCGACGGTATTCGTAAACTAATTCCTGAACACCATCTGCTCTTAGCTTGAAAATATTGGCGGCTTGATATCCGCCTTTTTCAAGGGTATTGATGGCCTCAGACATTGACGCAAATTCTAACTTGATGCCATTACTTGCATATGCGATATAGTTCATAATATCTCCTTACATAAATTTTTTATACTTTTTCATAATCATAGCAGCCTTTCTATATCTGCCGATACCTCTATAATAAGCAATTAATGTATCGAGATTACTAGGTATTCCTAGAACCTCATTTTGTGTATGACCATCACTATACAGCACATCGAGTTCAACCACTCCATCAAATCTACCTTCCCAATTAATGATTTGACCACTACTTAGGCCATCATTATTATATAGATGGCATAGCTCATCTATAAAACGAACAGATCCATTGCAGATATTTTCATCTGCCAATGGCATATATAAAGGATTAATGGAATCTTTTTCTAACGCATTGTATTTTAAATTTTGCAATGCTTTAACTTCTAAAGATGTTGTTGGAACTGCAATACCGTTATTAATTTTCATGATGATTTCCTCCTATAAAATTAAATCAAAATAAATCTCATCATATATTCACAATAATAATATATTATCATATTAGTATACTTTTACAATCCTAGAATAACACGTTAGGATGTAATAAAATACTATTATCAATACATATTGATAATTATATTCTTATATTTAGGAGGATAAACAAATGGCTCTTGGACAAAGCGTATTTAATCGAAACTCTTCCAATACTGGGAAGAAAACAATCAATGTTTACTCTAATTATCGTATGACTAACTCTAAGGATGTTGGTCAATATGGTGGTTCCTCTATGAGCTTCTCTTTCTGGCAAGGTACACTCAAGTTATCTATTGCTCCACTTAAAGTAGTCAGTGGGCAAGACTATCCTATGCCAGATCGTGAGCATGAAGTTAGTGCTTATTTGAAGCATACTAAAGCTAATATCTTAGCTAAAGAAATTCGCAAGTTTATGGCTGGTGAAATTCAATCCACCGGTATTACTACAGGTGCACAAACATTTATTACAATCTCTGATGGTTCTGAATTTGGTTTAACTCAACCTGTTGTATGTATTCGTAAATTGAATAAAGATCTTTCTGCAGTAGAAGAAGAAATCTTATTCATTTGCCGTACTGATTTCCACTTTGCAGTTCATAACTTTGATGTGGAAAAATTCGATGGAGATAAAGACTTCGAATCTTATAAAAATATGGACTTAGAAGATTTAGCAGTAGTTCTAGAAGAATATGCTAAATCTATGACTAATGCTCAAGCTTATGCAGTTCATGAAACAGCTCAATATGTAAATAGCTCCATGTTAGCTAATATTGAAGCAATTGCAGATAAACTTGGTGTAAGTACTGGTATGTCTGGTAACTCTAATTATGGTGGGTCTGAATCTAGTGGTGGATTCAAACGTGCAAGCTTAGACGATATGTAATAAAACTAAAGAAGATAGGAACAAGCTTTCTATCTTCTTTTTTTGTCTTTATAGGAAGTTTATATGGCAAGTATAAGACCTATATTTGAATATGATTCCTTATTTGATACAGATAAATCTATTATCGATATCTTAAGGTCTCAATTTAAAAATTCAAAATACTTTATTCCAGGGATATTAGATGAGGATCCAATAACGATCAGCTATCTTTTGAGAGATAGAGAGGATCCTAACCCTCTATCTGTAGTCTTGGAAGATAAATATAAATCATCTGCAGATGATTTGTTAAATGAAATTAAAGATGAGTATAAAGACTTACTTTATCTTAATATATACTATACTGATATACATAAACTCTATTCTAATATGCTACTAGTAGACGGCAATAGCTTTAGAGTTAATGTAATGATAGATAATGAATATCAAGAAGCTATTATTAGAAGTACTTTAGATGGAGCCAAAACTCCTTTAGGTATTTATAATAAAAGAAATGTAGATCTTGATTCATATGACGGGATATATTTAAAGTATCCTGAAAACTTATATAACTATGATCCTAAGCCTATTGGTAAGCATATATTTGTTTTACAATATGGCTTTAATGTCGACTATGATATGGATAAACGTATATATGCAGTTAAAGAGAAATATCATCAAGACTTTGATAATAATCTCTTTTATGTAAGTAATCCATATGTAGATTTAGCTGAAATAGAAAGGGATTAGAAATGGAAGTATTTTCTAATATTGTACCACAAAAAGATTTACGTGAGCAGTCCATGAAAGCATTGGATATCATTGCTGAATCTTTAGTAACATCTTTCGGGCCTTATGGTTCTGCTACTCAAATTAAAAAAGAAAATGTATTGCCTAAATTTACAAAAGATGGTCATACTATTCTTAAACATATCTTCTTCAATGGTATTATCGAAATGAGTATTCGAGAAGTACTTGAAGATCTAACAACTCATGTTGTTAAAGAAGTTGGTGATGGTACAACTAGTGCTATCTTACTATCTCAATTAGCATATAAACGCTTTGCTACTGGTCAAGAACCTAACTTGAGTGATGAAGCATATAAAGCTAGCGTTTATAACTTCAAAATGCCTCCAGCTGAAATTGAATACATGATTAATCGTCTTGTAAAAGATGTATCTAATCGTATTCTTTCTCATGCTAAACAAATTGAAACTTATGAAGACATCAAAAAGATCGCTCTAATTTCTACAAACAATAATGAAGAAATGGCAGAGTTAATTGCTGATGTTTATATGCAAAATGGTCAAGATGTATATATTGACGTTAAGCGGTCCAATGATTCTAAAGACTATGTAAAAATCTTTGATGGTATGACTCTTAATAGTGGATATGCTGATAAAGTTTACGTAACTAATGAAGCAGAATCTACTGCAGAAGTCAACCATCCTAAAATTTACTTCTTTGAAGATCCTATTGATACTCCAGAAATGATTGGCTTCTTGAGTGCAATTCTTTATCATAATATCTTTGAACCATTAAAAGCTAGAACTAAATTAATTCCTACTGTTATTCTTTGTCCTAAAGTTTCTGCTGATGTAGCTACAGTTATGGATCCATTG